TGCGTTCCTTGGAACCCTGGGAGGACATAATTTTTCCAATACAGACCGATTCAATTCAACGCGCTCCCTTTGTCGCCCGCCGGGAACTCCTCAGCGAATTTGAACTCCGCGAGCGCGCCACGCTGGAAGGCTGGGACAGCGAATGGGTCGAGCGCGCCGTGAAGCACAAGGGCGAGCTAAAGCGCATCCACCTCAACATCCACCGCTCGGACAATTTCCTCTTCGAGCAGCTCCGCGACCTCATCGAAGTCTGGCACGTCTACAAAAAGGAGCACGACCCGCGCACCAACGCCACCAAGGTCACCCGCACCGTCCTCAGCTACAACATCACCGACAAGCCCGCCATCCATGAGCTGATGCCGTATGACCACGGCTTGTATCCCTTCGTTGAATTGCCCCGCGAGCGCAACACCCGCCCGCTGCTTGAGGCGCGCGGCATCCCCGAGATCACCCAGACCGCGCAGGAAGAGTGCAAGATCCAGCGCGATGCGCGGGTTGATGCCACAAGTCTCAGCATCATTCCTCCGCTTAAAACCCCGGCCGCGCGCGGAAAATTTGACCTTGTCCTCGGCCCCGGCGTGCAAATCCCCGAGCGCCGCCCAGGTGAAATCTCTTGGATGGCCCCGCCGCCATTCGGCCAGGGCAGCATTGAGGTTGAGATGGCGACCCGCGCCGATGTGGACCGCTACTTCGGCCGCATGACCGACACGGTCAACCCCAACATCTCCATGCTCCACATGCAGGAGCTGGTCGATTCGTGGCTCCTCGACATGAAGCTAGTCGTCGCCCAGATCATGCAGCTCGCCCAGCAATACATGACGCCGGAAGAGGTCGCCCGCATCACCGGCAACCCGGTCGCCATGACCGAAGGCGCCGCCGACATCCGCGGACAGTTCGACGTGGTAGCGGATTTCGATGCCCGCACGCTCGACGCAGCCGCCCTTGAGGCCAAACTTACGTTCGTCGCAAACACCCTAGTGCCCCTGGATTCTTTCGGAGTTTTGGACCGAGCAAATTTGATCCGCTACATGATGGCGGCCCTCGACCAAAACCTCGCCGACATCTTGGTCCAAGACATCGGCGCCGCCACCGCAGCCGAGCAAGAAGACGAACAAACCGCCTTCGCCAAAATCGCCGCAGGCACCGAGCCGCCGCTCAAAGAAGGCGGACAAAACGCGCAGGTAAGGCTGCAAACCTTGCAGCAAATCATCCAGTCCAACCCCGCCGTCCAGCAGCGCTACGCCCAAGACGAAATCTTCCGCAGCATGATCGACGCGAGAGCACAAGCCTTCCAATTCCAGTTGCAACAGCAACAAAACGCCGTCATCGGCCGCACCGGCGCCCAGCCCGCGCTGCAAAAGATGGCCCAAGACCAGCAACTCGGCATGACCGCCGCTCCTTCCGCTTAATGCTCCTGCTGCCAACTGCCAACTGACCACTGCCAACTTCCCCATCCCATGCACCCGAACATTAACGTCAGGAACGTCGCCGGATTAAATATTCCGCAGCACGACTATCTCTCGATCAGCTACTACGGCAGCACGAACAACATCCAGACCGTCACCTACAAAGAGGGCGGCAGCGGAGGCCAAACGGTCGCCACGCTGACCCTCTCCTACACGACCAATCCGCCGACCACCAACGACGCGGACCTCGCTGCCGTCACCCGCTCTTAAATCTCAAATTTCTAATTTCCAATGGGCTTCGCCTTCAATCCGTTCACCGGCAACTTCGACCTCAAGGGGTCTGGAGGCGGCGGCGGCGCGTCCTACATCGACGGCGAGGTGCAAAACTTCAGCGCGTTGCCCACCGCCAACCCGCCAGCCGTAGACAGCGCCTACCTCGTCCGCGAACCTGAAGGCACTTGGCTCATCAACCGCAAGCCCGCGGGCATCTACATTCGTGTTGCCACCACCGGAACACGCGCAACTGACTGGACCTACGCGGGCATTCTGCCGGATGTCTTCAACGGCGCCAACTTCCTCCTCTACGACAACGGCGACAGCTCCAAAAATCTAGCCTTCCAACTCAGCGGCATCACCACCGGCACCACCCGCACTCTGACGGCCGCCGACCGCTCTGGCGTCAACGTGGTCAGCGACACCAGCGCAGGCAGCGGCAGCGACGTGGTCAACAACATCGTTTCACTCACCCAAGCCGAATACAACGCCATCGGAAGTCCCGACGCGGCCACGCTCTTCCTCATCACCGATCCCTGACCTATGGCCCTCCTGCAAAAAGCCTATCTCGGTGCCACGCCGTTGTTTCGGAATACCAACTGGTATGAGGACGCTTCGTTCAATTTTGTAGACGTATCATCTGCCGTTACGGTAACGGCCAATACTTCCGCTCACACCAAGGGAAGCTGGGCGCAAATTATCGCTTCAACATCGGCAAACGCCTCTTTGCTTTACGTTGTTGTGTCTGGTGTCGGCGCCAGCACAGTAAACACCGCGACCCTCTTGGACATTGCCACCGGCGCCAGCGGATCAGAGACTGCCATCGCCGAAAACATCGCCGTAGGCGCGGCGAATGGCGTGACAATTGCCATTCCATTTAAGATTCCCAGCGGCACGCGCCTTTCGGCCCGCATACAATCCGTTGTCACGGGCGGCAAAACGGCAACGGTGACCATGCTCCCAGCCAATGCGGGAAACTACGCGGACGCTCCTACCAGCGTCGATGTCATCGGCGGCAACACAGCCAATAGCCAAGGCATCAGCTTTAGCGGGGCCAGCGGCAACTGGGTGGAAGGCGTTGCCTCTACAAGCCGCGCCTACCGCGCCGTTTCTGTTGTTCTGTCAGGTCACGACGCAACGCTCGCCAACACCACACCCCGAATTTTTGAACTCGGCGTCGGGGCGGCTTCAAGCGAAGTGCAGTTTGGCGCAGTGCGGCACGAATTTACCACCGCCGAAACGTCAGCTACGTCCCTGCCGAGCGTCACCTTATTCGGTCGCAACATCCCAGCAGGATCGCGCCTCGCCATGCAAAACCGCATTGCAGCCAATCCCGAACGCTACGGCTTCACCCTCATCGGCATCCCCTAAGTCATGCAAAACTGGCACCTCCTTTATAACACCACGACAGGCGAATCCGTCAGCATCGGCACCGTCATCGCCGATCCGCTTCCGAAAGGCATCACCGCGCTCCCGCTCACCGACGAGCAAGGCGAAGGACTGCAAAACGGCAGCCTCATTTGGGACGCCGCCAGCCGCACGCTTATCGCTACGCCGCCGCCCGCCGTCACCGCCGAAGAACACCTCCGCAGTGTCGGCCTCGCAGGCGACCGCCAGCCCACACTTTTGTATCTGCGCCAGTCCCTCACCGCCGCAGGCAAAACCTGCGCCGAGCTAGACGCCGTCGAGCAATACTTGCAGCAAGTCCTCACCATGTTCGCCGCCGATCCGGCACCGCAAGCATCGTGGCCGAATCCCAGCGTCACCTTTGAAGCCGCCGTGCAGTCGGCCATGAACGCACTCAACAGCTAATGCGCACAGTAACCTTACAGTCTATCTTGCTCCGCGCGTGGCAACGTGTCGGCAACGACGCCAGCACCATCGACGCCATCCCATCCGGCGCAAGAACCATGATGACCGCCGCCGCCAACGAGCGCATCGCCGACTGCTGGGAATGGGCCGATTGGCCGGAACTCATGCGCGTCGAGGAACGCACCGTCGAAGGCAACGACACGACCGGCTACTTCATCCCCTACGAGCAGAGCGGCCAGACCGCCATGGGCGAAGTCTTCGGCGTCCTGCGCGACAACCCTGCAACACACGTTGCACCCCGCCAGATTGGCTACACCCTCCTCGGCGACAACGTGCGCTTTCCGCAGAGCACCGATTTGCCCACGACAGTCTGGGTCAACTACCGCGTGCGTCCGACCGAATACTCAGCAAGCAACCTCACGGCGACCGTGCCCGCCGTCATCGCAAAAGCAGTCGCACTCATGCTGACCTCCGACCTCCTCACCGAAGACGGCCAGCTCGACAAGGCACTCGCCATGGAACAGATGGCCGAGTCAGAGCTGATCTCGCAAAGGGACAAATACTACTTCCAACAGGGCCAACCCTCCATGTGGACCGCCCGCGTCAACCAATACTAAATTATGCACCCGAATACCCGCATCACCAACCGCACGTCCGGCAGCCAATTCATCGGCGACACCAACACCGTCACCGCTGACATCGTCTCCATCGACGTGATGACCGACACCAAGTTCCACACGCTGACCGGCAACCTCACCGGCGCAGCGAACGCCACCGAGGCCAGCGCCGCGCTCATCAAGGCTGGCACGACCCTCGACGGCTTCTTCAGTGCCATCAAGCTGCACAGCGGAACGGTCATCGCTTACCGCAAGTAAACCATCTGAGGAGCCGCGCGATGAGCCTGTCGTATTTTCATCACAACATGAGCACCACCGAGAAAGGTGTGCTTGGAACGGTTACTAGCATCGGCTCAAGCGTCTTCTCAATGCTCCCTCACCTAGAAACAACCCTGCGAGTCGCCGGTCTATGTGTCGGCCTCGCCGTCGGCATCGTCACCCTAATTTCGGTCCTTCACGACCTGAGAAAGAAACAGAAGCAAAAATAATATGCGTAACTACAAAACAACCCTGCTCGGAATCCTCACGATCATCGCCTCGCTCTCGACCGCTGGCCGCGAGTTCTTGGCCAACGGCAGCGTGCCCGACCTCGGCCTCATCGCCGCGAGCCTGCTCGCCGGTTGGGGCTTGATCGTCGCCAAGGACAACAACGCCCGCCTCTGACTCCATGAGCGCCCGCGCCACAAAACTCATTGCAGCTGCGATCCTCGCCGCGTCTTGGGCTGCTCTTGCGGCTGGCTGCGTGACGGTCGGCTATGACTTCTTGAAGCAGCAGGCCACCGTCACCTTCGACGCCAAAACGGTGAAGGAGCCGTCCAAGTAACTGCCAACTGACGACTGCCAACTGCCAACTCCTCGCCCATGATCCCCAAGAGCCGACCGCAACAAAAGCGCGACGAGACGCTGAAGCAGCTCAAGGCTGCCAACGTCAGCGATCCGGTGTGCTTGGTCGGTATTCGTGGCTACTACCGCGACTCAATGGGCGCCAAGGGCAAGCAGGATCGCGGAATCTATGACGACGCCATCATCCTTGTCTCGCCCAACGCGCACGTTGCCTT